AAAAGGAAGCTCGTTGTTTCCAATGTATTCCATTCTTGACCATTGATCATCATCTAACAAGTCAGACCATTGTTTTGGACCGATTGCCCAATATCTTTGGTCATCATCTGGCACAGAATTTGTACCGAATAATGCTTGCATATCTTTAAATTTAGCCACATTCATATCAGTAGCTAAAGATGTTGATCCATTTGCTCCAGCATTGTTTGCTACAGTTGTAGCAGATGCCATAGCGTCAGTAATAATGCTGTCAGTTTTACGACCAAGAGCATATGCTGCATTATTTGCAATTACTGATCTTTCGTCAATGTTGGTTTTCAGTTCGTCTAGTTTGTCTACATAATCTGAAGCGTAGAAGTCAGAAAGTGTAGCAGTTACATTAGTATGACTAATGTTCATAGCTACTACTTCAGCATGACGAGCTTTAGTTGTTGCCTCGCCTGTGCCTACTTTTTGGAACTTAACTGATTCTCCAGATACTCCATTTACAACACGCACTAGATTTTTGAACTTACTACCCATTCTTTGATACGCCATATGTACTTCAGATTCAAACTGAGTAATAAAAGCGTTAGTTATAGTAGCACTCATTTTATTCTCCTTATGTTGCTTTTGTTACCTAGATTATCTCACAGGAGCTTTATATGTTATCTTTTACAAGGCATATTCTACGCCATAGAGGTCTATTACTCAATCAACTGACATATTTTTTCTACTTTTTCAACTCACAAAGCTCAACAATGTTTTCACTTGGTATTACACAAGTGTCGCCTATGTCTGTATCATTGTAAGACATATAGATTATTGTAGCGTTTTTATTCTTTTCTAAGAGAAAACCCTCAGTTACATTTATGTATGGTTTAAATGTTTTAGCAGTATTTGGATCTAACCATTCTGAATGAGATACAGCATCTCTCCAGGTAACTCTAACCTTTTTCGCTTTCGCCTTTACCATAGTATTTTTCAAATAAAGCTGCGACTTTGTTTATGTAAGCTGGATCTCTTTGTCCATCTTTCCAATATCTAGGATCTTGCATCATAGATCTTAAATCTTCTAAACTTGGAGCAGCTTCTATGGCAGTTTCTGTTGTAGGCATTGGAGCATCTTTGGTTAGTTTCATAAGTTCTTCAATAACTTTTACACCAGCTGCTGTACTTGCTAAATTAGATGCTGCCGAATAAGCATCAGAAGATAAATTCTTCTTTGCCCATAGATCAGCTGCTTCTATTCTTTGTGTAGCATTTTCGCCTAATTGTTGTTTTTCTTCTTCCAATACAGGAAGTGCAGCTATTTGATTATCTACAAATTTTTTAATACCATCATTGTATTCATCTTGAGATAATCCTTTTTTTCTAGCTGTTTCTTCCCACCATTGAAGCAAGGGTATATCTTTGTTTACTTCTATAGATACACCCTCTGGTATTTCTGGTTGGAATAATTCATATTCCTTGGGAGTATTGGCTATTCTTTCTTGTTCTATATCTTCTCTTATTTGTTTTGATAGTTCTTCTGTTCTTGATCCTAGTTTTTTTTCTAAAGAATTATAACTACTAGCAAGATCTTCTAAATTTACTTCATTTGTATCTGCGTTCCAGAATTTTTCTGATACATATTCTGGTCTTTGTGGTTTTAGTTCGCCATTAGTTTTTTGTTCTTCGTCAGCCATTTTTTTGTCCTCGTTTTATTTTTTGTTTTATTACACTTAATAAATATCTTTGACCTTCTAAATGCCATAACACATTACTACTAGAGTTTGGATTTGCCAAAGAATTATTTGTTATTTTTTCGAGGTATTCGATTGCTGCTTTGCCTTTAGTTCCATTAAATACGCTAGCAAAAGTCCTGTCATCATCAGTAGCTACCTCTTTATTGTTGTTCTTGCGTAGGGTTTCCCATGACATTTCCAGGCATATTACCTTGTTGAGCCATATTTTGCAACTCATTTACTAGAGCTTGTTGTTCTTGAGGATCTCTAATTAATTTTTCTGGTAATCCCAGCTTTTCAGCCATGTATCTTGCTACTTCATCTTGTTTTACAATCATATTTAATATTTGTGGTCCAAATGTTTGAGCCAAAATAGCATTAAAATTATTAACTACAGCTATATCTTGCTGATGTTGAGCTTGAGCTAGAGGAGATTGAGATATAATTGTTACTTCTCTATTATCTATTCTAGGTATTTCTATCAATCCTCTTTTTGTAAGTATTCTAATTATTCTTCTAAGAAGTGGTTGTATTAATTCTGATTGTAATCTACCAAATGCAGATCCAATTTGTCTTGATAGGTCTGCCATTCTTTCTGATACTTCAGTAGCTGACATTGGTGTACCCTCTGGTCTACCAAGTGTTTCCATATACAATGCTTTTCTAATATTCTGACGCATATCTCCAAGTATAAGTTGAGCTACATCAAATCTACCTACTCCAGCTAAAGGAGTAAGACCTCTACTGTTTGGAGCTACAGGTATTAGACTACCAGGTACTAGATTAATATTATCTGGATTAATAACTCCATCATCTTCATAAGTATAAATACCACTAATATTCATTTGTGCATTTTGTAATATTAATTCTACTGTAAGATTTGTTGTTTTGATTGCAGCCATACCATTAAATACTGGACCACGACCAAAAACTTCTCCAGATGCTTTATTCCATCTAAATACTATATAAGGATTACTACCTATTCCAGATAGTTCTTGTTCGAATATCATTTCTTTTTCATTCATACAAACAACACAATACTTAAATTTTTCTGAATTAGGCTCATCATACATTCTAAATACACCCTCAACTACAGTTGCTTTTTCTCCTTGTTTATCATCTATAATTTTTAACATTTCTGCAGACATTTCTGCTTTAGGATAAGCTGTCATTAGTCTGTTATAAGGAATACTTCTTTTTCTAAATACAGTATCTACTTTGTTATCTGGTCCATTGTTTAACATTACTCTTGGTAATGGAATAGCTTGGAAGTTTATTGGGTTTAAACTATCTCCCTCTTCTACTAAAAGTACACCAGTACCAATAGCACAATCCATAAATGCTTCATGTATTTCTTGATTAAAATTAGATCCAGCAATTATCTCAAAAACATATTTTGTTATTGCATCTAGTTGTTCATTTATTGCTGGTTTTTGTTCATCTGGTACTTCTGATCCAGCTTCAAAGTTTGCCCATCTTCCATATGTAGGAACAAGACCAGCTTGTAATCTACTAGCAAATTCTTGTATACCTACTACAGCTGTCTCATCAAATATTTTATCTGTTCTTCTTTCTCCTACAGTTTCTTCATAAAAAGATTCTCTTTGTGGTAAAGTGTATTCATATGCTTCTTCATATTTATCTTTCCAATGATCGTATATTTTTTCTGAATCTCTATACTTTTTCATAAAAGAAGCTACTCGATTATCTGTAATTCCACTATCTAATTCTGTATCTGCTAATTCTATATATGCCATTATGCCATTGATCCTGTTATTGTTCTTGTGCTAGTTGCTAGTAAAGCTCTTCTTTCTGCATCTGTTCCTCCAGATCCAGTAAGTGCAGCATATCTATTTTCTCTTAATTCTTTTTCTAGTACAGCATCTTGATTTTGATTTGTTATTGTTGCATCATTAGTAGTTCCAGATGTAGATCCAGCTCCACTATCTGTTATTCTATTAGAAGATGCAGCTATAGATGTACTTGTCATATTTTTATTAAATCTATCTAAATATCCCTCATAATCTGTTCTCATAGAATCATATAACATAGCACTTGGTATACCTGGTATACCAGCCATAGCGAATCCACCAGCTATTGCTAATTTTATATTTCTTTGTCTTTCAAACATTTTTTGAGATATTGGAATAGAAGTTAATACACCACTTCTATCTCCAGATCCCATAGCAGTTGAAGAAGCTCCATACATAAATTCTTGTGTTTTTCTATCTCCTACTAAACTAACTGAAAGATTTGTTGCTCCTTGGTCTTTTAATTTATCGTATTGTTTTTTATCTATTCTTATAAACTCTCCACCTTGTTGAATAAAATAACTTCCAACTTTACCTACTCCTCTATCTATTGCTTCTTGTTTTGCAAATGCTGATGCTTCAGATCCATAAAAATCTTGATCTTTTCCTGTTAAATTAGTAGCTTTTCCATCTTTTAATCCTAAATTTTTTTCTACATTTTTTCTTGCTTTTTCTACATTTGAATCAAATCTACCTTGATTAGCTCCTGGATCATTACTTTGATAAGTATTACTAGAATCTCTTGATGCTTGAGAGCTTCCTTTATTACTACTCATAAG